ACCAATGCCGGTACTAAAGGATGCCGTCGGGAGTGTGCCCCGGTTAAGTTTTATATTTTGCAAACCACTCCCCGGGGACTTCTCCCCGGGATTCGGATTCCCCCGGAGTGGGAGGCTTAAAACGCTCAGCTTATGAATATCCCCCAAACCATCCCGCGTATTGATTGCAAGGCATTCGCCAAATGCGGAAAGAAGTCTTTATCCCATTGCAGGCGGTATAAACTTACGGACGAAGAGTGTATAAATTGCCGGTTGGTCCATCGACGGGAAAGAAACAATTACCGTACTTCCCCCGACGGTCGTTTAATGAAACGGTGTTCCATCTGTGGCGAGTGGTACTATCTTCACCGTTTTTACCCCAGAACTTTAAATCGGGGAGAGAAGGTCTATTCCACCTTCAGTTCTGAATGCAGAAGGTGTAAGTCTTTGAAAGCATCAACCTATCAAAAAGCAAGGCGATGAATAAGAATAAGGGAAAAGAAGAGGAAATCAGGCAGAAGGTAAAGTGTGATTGCCGGCAATGCAGACGCGCCGGCCCGGTTGAGAATTTCATGGTGTATTGCCCGATACATGACTGCGCCCGATCAACCGGTCTTAGAATGTGTATGTATTTTATAGAGAAGAAGAGATGTTCGACAAGATAACCATAAAGGCAACGATTGATACGGCGGATATTGAGACGATCGTCTTACGAAACTATTTGGAGGAGTGCACGGAAGGTGATGAAGTCTATTACAAGTCTACCGCTTACGCCAACTTTGACGGTTGTTTCATCGAGATTCGCGGTAACAGGTTACGGTGTACGTGTTCCATTTGCAAGCTCTATTCCAAGGGAAAGACTGGGAAACTGGATAACAGCCGCCCGATAACTTTCGCAATGGCTGTAAGGACAATCAAAGAGCTGCTGTTGAGGCTATGTGTCCGGATTGAGAATGCCGTGGTAACGTATTACGAGATAGGTATCACAATGAAGATGTCCCTTCCTGCCGATTCTTACATAAAACAGATGTATGAAGTCTCAGGAAAGCTCCTTTGGAACGATGCCAACTATTCGGCGTTCAAGCAACAGACAACGGAGAAAAGCAAGTATTTCCGGAAGATCCTGAAGGTCTATGATAAGAGCTTTGAGGCCGGGGAGAAAGGACGGAATGTCGGGGCTAACATTCTTCGTATCGAAACGATATACAAGCACCAGTCTGTTTCATTGATGGAGCTAACGGACAACCTCTTCTTGTCGAGGATCGGCCGTATATTCTATAAGGACTGGTCAGAAATATGCTTTACCAGAGAACTGTCTGCGGCCAAGGGCGTAAAGGTGTCCCAGCTTGAAAGGGCCAGGGAGATATACCGGATAGGAGTTACCCGGTACAAGGAGCGTTACAAGAAGCTTTATCTTTCGGGTAAGCTGACTAAAAAGCAATGGGAGACTATACGCAATTTTGCCCGTAGCTGGCCGGAAGAGCGTGAGAAGTACGTGGAGGAAATCGGTGATATGGAGCGTGAATTTAAGGACAAACTTTTATCAGGCTACCAGACAGGGATATTTACGCCCATTTGCAGAAAAATATAACATATTGAAAATCAAAGTTTTATCTGCAAATACAAAAAGCACCTTATGGTGCGCAATTAAAATGTTGAAAATTAGGTGATTACATTTTTAAAATCTAAAATTTAACACTTTTCGGCAACTTGTCCTATACAGCCCGCAGGGTTGTCGGGAACCGACTTATAAGGGCTGATAAATTATAATTTAAAAACTGAATATATGAAATGTGAAGCAGAAGGTAGAATTTTGGTGGAGCTGCCATCCACCGGTGGAGTTACCAAGGATGGTAAAGACTGGGAGAAGAGAGAGTACATCATGGAAACCAGCGAACGTTATCACAGTAAGATGCGCTTTTCCGTTTGCAGTTTCGATGGTCCTGTTGAGAACCCTCCAAAGGTAGGAGACAAGATCAGAGTTAACTTTACCGTTGAGGCCCGTGAATATAAAGGGAACTGGTACAATGAAGTAAGAGTGCATCGGACGGAGAATATTAACCAATAACATAAAAAGATATGAAGAAAAAGAAAGAAATAATGATTGAGTTGGTATACGATATTCCGGCTCTGATAAGAATACAGGAACTTTCCTTAATTGAAATAAAGAAGAAAATTCGTGATCAACAGGTTATAGATTTTCAAGAAGACATTCTAAGAGTTCTAAAGGCTGTAAACGAGATCGATTTTATTAATATGGACAGCAACTAATTAGCTATAATTGATATGAATATGAAACAGACAGCTCAAGAAAAAGCAAAAGAATTATGTGAAGTGTGGGGAATGGAAGATAACCACGGTTACAGCGTTCAAGATACATTTCAAGCAGGGTTTGTGCAAGGTGCAAATTGGCAGGCAGAGCAATCTCCGTGGATAAAGGCTAAAAACCAGCTTCCATTTGTGGACGAGGATGATATATCAGAGCAGAGCGAACCAGTGTTAGTCATAGCTTCCGCCAAAAGACATTATGAACCCGAAATATTGGTTTACAACAAACATTACCATGTGTGGGACACAGCAGATGCGGATGATTACTGTTGTGATGTATCCGATAATGACTTATGGATGTATATCCCAAAGTTTAATTAGTGACAATACAGCAATGGAAACAACGATAGATAGTAATGGTCTGGGTGGATTTCAAACCAGGCAGGATCGGATACTGTGTATTCGTAGTCAAATTAATCGCAGCAGTGAAGAGTTAGACCGGATCAATGAAAAGCTAGGAGCTAAAGACACTCCCTTGGAAGAGTGGTTGCGTCTTTCGGATATCCGTAATAACCTGACGGTTTCTATACACCGGAAGGAGGAAGAGTTGTCACGGCTGACGGATAGCCGCCGGCTTGATCAGCCTAAGCGGGCGAATTATAGTTATTAAAAATTATTCGGAATGGGAAAGAAAATAGTAAATCAAAAGTCCGTACTTATACAAACCAAAATCTCACCGGCTATAGATAGCCGGTTGGATAGAATTTGCAAAGAATATGGCTTTTCAAGTAAATACGAATTATTGCAAAATTTAGTTTCTGCTTTTCTCAAATATGCGGACCCTGAATCAGGAGAACAGGACATAAGCGAGTCTGACAGATTCTCTTTGGAATTGGCTAAAATATTCACCGAGCTTCAGAATAAAGGTCTTCGGATAAACAGGGTGTCTTCCGGTGCGGACAAGTCATACATCCTTTCAGAGTCAATACAATTATACCAACGTCCGGGCAAGCATGGGATTGTTGGCGTAAAGTATACATTCGGAAAGGATGGTGAGCTTGTCCGTACGGAAAACAGCAGCAAGATTCTAAAGTCTGTCATTGGCCGGTTGTTTCCTCAAATGCACCGGCGTTTGTCGTCCTTATGCCTGAGTCTTGGCGGTGTGGCGCTTGATGACGCGATCTCTTATCTGATGGAGGTAGTCGATCACAGGTTATTGCCGGATCATATAGAGAGAGAAATAAAGGAAGAGTTTAACGGGCAGTCCGTGGCGGAGAAGCATGTGGATATGGCAGGCGACAAGCCTAAACGGAGGCGGGATAACAGTATAAGTATATGAAAAAGAGGGCTACATATAGCAGATTGATGCAATCGACGAATTGGCAAAAGATACGGCGTTCGGTGCTGAGGGAAACTCCCCTGTGTGCGGATTGCTTAGAGAACGGTATAAATACATCGGCTACAGAGATTCATCATATCAGGCCTGTGGAGACAGCTGTCGGTGATTCGGAGATGGAATCGCTTTGCTTTGACAGAACCAACCTGGTTGCCTTGTGCCACGATTGCCATGTTGAAAGACACAGGCTTCTCAAAAGCCATTCCAAGGAAAGTGTAAAAGCCAATGCCCGCAGGGCTACCGAGGCTTTTAACCGCAGGTTCTTCGAAGAGTAGGGGGGGATATTTTTTTTATCACCCCCTCAATTACTCAAATCCACTCACACCATTCATCGACAAAAAGTGGAATTTTGGATTCAGGCCGTGGGGGTATCGGGTTTACCTTAAAACACCGGAATTTGCGCAAAATGGGTATACTTAAAAACTTTAACATTTCAACATGACTAAAAAGGGCGATAAGATTGAAAATATAAAAACCGTCATACGCAGGCATTTGCAAAAGGCCGATGTATACGCACCGGAATTGTCGTATCAAATAGAGCTGGCCGCTTCGGATATTTTGTTATACCGGAAGCTGAGGGAGAAGGCGCTATCGGAAGATACGCCTATCACGGTCACGGAATATTCGAGGGAAGGCAAGCCGAGGGAAAAGATCAATCCGGTTTTTGCCGCGATGAAAGAGCAGGCGGATGTAGTGCGCAGAGACCTCCGTTCCCTGTATATGAACCGGGAGTTGAAGCGTAATGAAAAAGCGAAGGAGAACGAATCGGATCCTTTGGAGGAGATGATGAAAAAGCTGAATGAAATAGATAAAGAAGATATCGGTACCGGGCAATGACAAAGGACGAAGAGGAAGAGGCAAGAAAAATCAAGCTGAAGCATTATCAGGAGGTATGCAGCATAAACTTGGATAATTACCGACTGCATGAGACCGACCATCGTCTCAGGCTTTATATCGAGGATATCATATCTGATGTTGAGGCTCACAACCTGTATGAAATACTGGCTGTGCGTCGCTTTTTTATGCTCCGTGATAAGTACGTTTGGCGTCCGAATAAGGTAAAGAAGTTCATTGTATTCTATGAATCCTTGAAATTCTCCGGCATGAAAGGCCGGCAGTGTTACAAGCTGACTCCGGTACAGGTTTTTCAGTTCGCCTCGATCTTAGGGTTTTATCAATGGGAGGAAGAAGGCGGGAAAACGGTTCTTCGCCGTTTGGTCCGCCGTGCTATCCTGTTTGTTCCCCGTAAGTTTTCGAAAACCACCAGCTCCTCTTCTTTGGCCGTGAGTGAATTGTTGTTCGGGGATGCCAATGCCCAGGCGTATACGGCTGCTAACGGCTACAAGCAGGCCCAAGTTTGTTTTAAGGAGATATCTAAGATCGTCAAGCAGTTGGATCCCAAACGCAGGACGTTTAAAAAGACACGCGAGCATATTGAGTGGCGTGAGAACAAGTTCGGCAAAGAATCCTTTGTCGAGTGTCTCTCCGGTGGGGCTGATACAAAAGATGGCCTTAACGCCTCCCTGATTATTTTCGATGAATATGCTGCAGCTAAGTATGTCAAGGATCATTCCGAGGGTGCGGAATTGCTTCAGGTCTTAGAGTCTTCTTCCGGGGCAAGGGATGAATATCTGACGGTTATTATAACCACAGCATCAAGAGTCGTTGACGGGCCGTTTGTTTTAGAGTTGGATATTGCCAAGAAGGTCCTTTCGGGGGCTTATGATGATGATACGTTGTTTGCCTCGATATTCATGCCGGACGAATGGGAGACGGACGGTGACGCTTTGGGCGATCCTAATGTCTGGAAGAAATGCAATCCGCATATTGGCATAACTGTTAAAGAGTCGTTCTACAGAACCATGTATAGGCAGGCTATGCGCGATCCCGAGAAGATGTTGGAGTTCAAAACGAAACTGCTGAATATATTTGTTTCCGCCGGGACGAAGGTATGGATCAGCCAAAACCTGGCGCGGTCATTGGCGGATCCGGGATTCGATATCGACAGTTTGTCCGGGCGGCCTCCTACTATGGTATCACTTGACCTTTCCGTCAGCGATGACCTTTCGGCCGTGAATTACATGTATTACTCGAAAGTCCTCAAAAAGTTCTATTCGTGGACTGATTACTACATCCCAGAAAAGACCCTGGAAGAACATCCCAATGCGGAGTTATATAAATATTGGATATCCAAGGGCTATCTTAAGGTTTGTCCGGGGGCGGTGATTGATGACTCTATGATCGTAACGGATATATTGAACCGAAATAAAAAGTTATGGATATTGCAGATAGGCTATGACTCTTATAAGAGCCAGGAGATAGTTAATTCTCTGGGTGCCGCTTTTGCATGTATTGGTCGGAACCCGGAGAAAGTACTTAAAGCCGTCCCGCAAACGTTTGGCGCGTTCACCTCACCCGTTGAGACGTTTGAGATGGCGGCAAAGAAGAAGCCGGCGGGCATTGTGCTGGCCGATAATCCGATAACGTTCTGGATGTTCGGTAACGCTTATCTCGAAGAGGACCGCATGGAGAATAAGAAACCGGTAAAGAGAAAAGCGAACTCCAAAATAGACGGGGTCATTGTCAACCTGATGTCCATGTGGCTTTTTAATAATTACGTTTGGTAAAACGGGTAACCTAAAACAGTGTATCGGCCGGATAAGTAGAATCAATATTTATCCAAATGAAATTAGGCAGATATCAACTTACATTTTCAAGGGAAGAACCGAAAGCGGCTAAATCAGAAAAAGGTGCCCGTTATACGGATCGGGCGCAACATGTCCATACGCCATCCGACGCTATGAAAATAGCCGCCGTATACCGTGCGGTCTCCCTGATTTCCGATTCTGTCGCCACGCTGCCGTTAATCTACAAGCGTCGTGACAGGTCCGGAAATTATTTCAAGCCCTACGATACCGGGCCGGGAGCCGTTCTCTATAATTTGCTTACAGTCCGTCCCAATCGCCGGCAGACTTCATTTATACTTTTTAAGAATCTGGTTTCACAGGTGCTGTTGCTTGGTAACGCCTATGCCTATTTGCGTAGGGATTCCTACGGACAGCCTATGGAATTGCTATTGCTTACGCCCTACAGTTGCTCTTATGACCCGTGGAGTGATACATACTATGTTGAGGACTCTATAAACAGTGTCCGGGGTATCTTTCCCGGTGATGAAATATTGCATTTTAAGAATATAAGCCTTGACGGTGGATATACGGGAGTATCTACTATCAGCTTTGCCGCGCAAACCCTGGGTATTGCCGCCACTGCCGCCGCGGAAACCCAGACCCGCTTTGCTACCGGAGGTAAATTCAAGGCCATTCTTCACAATGATTATAGCATGAAGGGATGGGGTGAGTATCAGGATGACCAGATGAAGAGCAATGCCGAACAGATACAGGAGGCTATTGATAGCGGGCAGGATATCATACCGGTAAGGGGTGACGGAAAACTGGATCAGATCTCAATGTCCTCCGTGGATATGCAGTTCCTGGAAAACATCAAGCTCACCATTACCGAAATAGCCCGATTTTTCAATGTTCCCAAAAGCAAGCTCTTTGATGATTCCAATGCTAATTACAAGAGTGCGGAGATAGCCACGGTAGGATTTTATGCGGATTGCCTGAGCCCTATCCTTACCATGATAGAGAGTGAGTTTAAAGCCAAGTTGATACCTTGGAAGGCTTATTCGGACTATAAATTCAAATATGACTTGTCAAAGTTGTATACGACGGATCTCACCACCAAAGGCGTATATCAGACCAAGCAGATAGCGAACGGACTACAGACGGTCAATGATTTGCGGCGTTCGGAAGATTGCCCGCCTGTCGAGGGTGGGGATCAGGTCTTCATAACGTGCAATGTCGCCCCCATCAACGGACCGAAAATCACCGGAAAACCAGATGACGTAGAGACTCCGCTCGAGAAAGACGATCAACCGGGTAAACCATAACACGCTTATTCAAGGAATTATATATGGCAGAAAAAGAACAGAAAAAAAGAGAAAGCAGGTTTTTCACCGGGCAGGGACAGCCCCGGCTGCGTGAAATCGGAGGCGCAGCGGAAAGCAGCCGTATTATCGAAGGGTATGCGATTGTTTTCGGTGTGCAGAGCCGTTTGTTGGCTGACTGGGGAGATGTTTACCGGGAAATTATTGAACCGGGAGCGGTAACGCAGGAGGATTTGGATAGATTCGATATCAAAATGACTATCTGGCATAACCGTGAGCGGCTTCTGGCCAGAAGCAACAGAGGGCGGGGAACGTTAAAATTGACAGTCGATGAAATAGGTGTCTACTATTCTTTTGAGGCTCCTGACACACCGGATGGTGCTACGGCATTGGAGTTGGTAAAAAGGGGGGATTTGACAGGATCAAGTTTCATTTTCTGGTCGGATGAAACCACATCCGTATCCTATACGAAAGATGCCGAAGGAATGACGATACGTCATGTAAACCGGATCGATGAAATCTTTGATATGACCATAGCAAGCGATCCGGCTTATGCGCAAACCAGTGTAACGGCTCGGGAGATGGACGAAGCCGTACGCCGTACGGATGACGGTAATAGTGCCGGAAAGGGAAACGAAGGAGATAAACGTGAAATAACCAACATCCGGATGACCTGCAAACGAGAATTTTATTATTAACTATTAATATTTAGAGAAATGAAAGAAAAGAAAATGACAGTTCGTGAAATGATCGAAGCCCGTTTTAGCAATTGCACTCGCATGAATGAAATCGCCGATACTGCTGAGGCCCGTGAAGGCAAAGAGCTAACAGATGCGGAGAAAGCGGAAGTTCAGAAATTAGAGCGTGAAAACCGCATTTATGATCTTCAAATCGCCGGTTCGGGAGTTGCGCCCGTCGCTTCTCCGGTAAGCCGTGAGGCAGGTTTCCAGAATTGGATACGTGAGCGTGCCAAAGAACGTGATATGCAGGGATACGCGTTGAAGCGTGAAGCTATTATGGTATCTACCAATGCCGCACCGATGATTCCATTGGCGATTAACGATATTGTAAAGCCGTTGGAAGAGGGGTTGATCCTTGGTAAAGTGGGTTTGAAAGTACAAACTGGATTGTCAGGTAATTATGTATGGCCTACCGTAGCAGCCATTGAGGGTGAATGGGCCGGAGAAAGTGCAGCGCTGACAGATAAGACTATTGCGATTGATAAGATCGTTCCGTCCCCGTATCGATTGGGGGCTACTGTCTCTGTGACCAGTCAATTGATTAACCAAACGGACGGAGTCGCATATGCGGTTGTAAAAGAGCAAATTCCGATGGCCATAACCCGGACACTCAACAAAACGATGTTTAGCCCGGTGACCGTTAATTCGGATAAAGTTAACGGTCCGTTTGTCGCTTGTAAGAAAGCTGCAGCGAAGGCTATCGGAGCGCTAACTACCACCGCTTTGAGAAAAGAGGCTTTACATATCACGTTTGCCGGTGAACTTCCTACATATAAGGAGTTGCTTGCCATGAAAGGTATCATTCTGGCTAAGGGTATCATTTCCGATGGTACATTCTGTTACGTGATGGATGAATACACAAAATCCATGCTTGAATCGACTCCCCGTGATGCCGGTTCCGGTCTGATGATCATCGAGAATGATAAAATCGCCGGTGTTCCTGTTTTCTGTACAAATTACATCAACAACGATGGGGGCATTCATGTAGGATTGGGTGTTTGGTCATACCAAGCGCTCGGCCAGTTTGGCGAGCAGCGCTTTATTGTGGATCCTTACACCAAGGCTTCAAAGGATACAACGGTATTGACCCTTAACGGTGATTGGAGCATGACAACCCTTCGTAAGGAGGCTTTCTTGCTGGGTGACTGTACGGCTGCCGGAGTTGGAGGATAAACGTATATCAATAACTGGGAAGGGCGGATATTTTGGGAGTGCCGCCCTATACCTCGAAAAAGATCTGTTATGACTGTAGATAAACTTCGCATCGTATCGCTTGATGCTCTAAAAAGACAAATGAAGATTGATTTTGAAGAGGATGATGATCTTATTGTAATGTACGGGGTAGCCTCGGAAGATGCTATCATCAACACTACCCGCAGGAGTTACGAAGAGTTGGTCATGGAAAACCAAAAAAGGAAATCGGATAAAAATGCCGGGTTTCCGGCAATGTTGTATATCGCTATCCTGATGATGGCTGCGCAACTTTACAAGAACCGTGAACCGATTAGTGGTCTTTCTCAGGCTATTGTCCCTTATACGCTTGATTATATGTTGAAACCCTGGATAAAATTAGAGCCATGATAGAGAGTGGTACTTTAAATGACCGGATCAGGTTTTTATCTCCTGTCACCATCCGCAACAAATACGGCGAACAGCTTACCTCATGGGAGCCATCGTACACGTGTTGGGCGAAGGTTACATATAACAAAGGTGTGAGGGCTATAACGGCGGGTGAAGTTTGGTTGCCCAATACGGTATCGATCCTGGTGCGATATACGAATAAGATCCATGACCGGCAGCGTATCACGTGGAATGATAGCACTTATCGTATTGAGAGCTTCAACGCTTCTAAGAAGGATGGATCGGCTACGATTATAGCCACAAAGATTGACGAGGGAACAGAGAAAGGAGGTTAGAAAATGGGATATTACAAAAACAATCCGGGGGCCCAAAGAGGGCATAAGGTTGTGGATATAGATGTCAGCCAGGTTGTGAAGCTGTTAAACGAGATTGATATTGAAAATGCCATCCCCAAAGCTGAAAGAAAAAAGATTTTGCGAAATGCGATGAAGATCACGCAAAAGGCAGTAAAAGAAGGTTATAAGAGTTCAGTTCATAGTGATCCCCGAAAAGCTGTTCAAGGAGTCAAAATATCAGTTTATCGTGAGGGGATGGGGGCTACTGTCAGTCTTAATAACCCTAAATCCGGCCGGAGCGGTAAGGTTATAAGGGCTTCGATTACCAGGACAGGCGGCGCCAGTGGCATATTAAGGCATAGAAAAAGATCTGAGCGCACGGAGCAGGTAGACGGATATTGGGGCAAGGACCGGGCAATGATCCTCCGGTTTATAAATAAAGGGACTATTGAAAGGGTTGCGTTCAAAAGAACAAGATCCAAGTCCGGACGTACGGCCAATAGAGGGGTTATTTCCGCCAGAGGATTCTTTAGACGTTCGGTGGACGGGGCGAAGGTTGCCACGGAGCAATATTTGGCCGGTCAACTCAATGCGAGAATAGCTTCTTGCGCCAGGAGTGCGGGAGCCGAAGTAAAGAAATAGATATATTTATAGAGATGAGTTTATTAATAGGAGAACATATAAGCAGTGTGCTTGGCTTAAGTGCCGTTGTCGCGTCGAAGTTCGGAGAGCGGATATTCCCTATCGTTATTCCTGAAGGTATTTCCCAATACCCTTATATCGTATATGGCGGTTTGTCTATTCAGCCTGACTACACAAAGGACGGTGCGGGACAGGACAACACGCAGGTTCAGGTAACGGTTGTAGGCAAAGGGGCGAGTGAAACGATCGAGATGGCAAACGAGATCCGTTATGAACTGGAAGGCGTACGGGCGGGATATGCTAAATTTACGGTAAATGACTGTACGGTGTCATCTATAGATGTGGAGTACCTTCAGGAAATAGATGCGTACGCGGTAAATATAGTGTTTAATTTTAAAACGAATGACAAATGAGTAAAGCAAAAGCAGTATTAGGTAAGGATTTCATGTTGTTTGTCGGCGGAAAGGCGCTGGCATTGGCAACTTCCTGTAAATTGTCGATTTCGGCAGAGACGATCGACACGCAAAGCAAGGATTCCGGCATTTGGACGGAAAAGGACATTAAAAAACTCTCCTGGAATGGCTCGAGTGAGAATTTATTCAGCGCCGATAAAGGTATAAGCGGTTATGATACCCTATTTGATCTGATGCTAAATTGCCAGCCGGTTGAGGCAAAATTCGGTATCCCGGCAAATGCCGATGCTTCTGAGGTTCCTTCGGACGGTTGGTCCCTTCCGGCGGCATCGTATTCCGGGCAGGTACTTATTACCAGTTTGGAACTCAACGCTCCGGACGGTGACAAAACCACGTTTTCGGCAACGTTTGAGGGGACGGGCGCGCTTAGTCCGAGAGCGTCAGACGGTCCGGTAGAGGATCCGACCGCATAGCATAGCGGAGAGGGCGGAAAGTCCGCCTTTTCTTTGTTTAATCTCAACAACTTATCACAATGAAAACAATTACTATAAAAAAACAGGATTACGTTTTAAAATATACATTACGTGCCTTCTTTATCTTCGAAAATTTCACCGGAAGGCAGTTTGCATTCGGCCGGATGTTGGATGAATACCTACTGTTTTACTCTATTCTTCTGGCAAATAACAAAGATACATTCTTAATGTCTTTTGATGAATTTGTTGAGGCGTGCGATTCTGATCCGTCTCTTTTTGCGTCGTTCAAAGAGTTCTTCGTAAAACAGATCGAACTACTTGAACAGGCTGCAGATGCCGATATAAAAAAAAAGACAGCTCCGAAGAAACGTGCAGTGTCCGGGAACTCTATGCCCGCGTCGTAGGCGAGGGTGGCGTTGCTCCTGATTACTTCCTTGATAAAATGACGCTCGCCGAAGTCCGCTGTTTTTTAGAGGGACTGATCAGGCGCAACCGGGAGAGCTGGGAGCAGACCCGGATCGTTGCATATGTCATTGCGCAAGCGAACAGTACAAGGGATTTGGAACCGTCGGATGTTCTTTGTTTCCCCTGGGATGTAAAGGAAGAGAAAGGGCAAACGACGGTTACGGATGAAGAGATGGAGATGTTGAGAGAAAAAGCAAAACTAATCGAAAAAGAGATAAATCATGGCTGATATAATTACAAGGTTGGTACTTAAATCGGATGCTTTCGATGCAAACCTAAAGCGGGCGAAAGGTTCGGTGAACAGTTTTCAGAATGATATTTCCAGTATGGCGAAAACCGCCGGGGCTGGTATAATGAAGTTTGCCGGGACAATTGGCGTTGCGATGGGGGCTTATGAAGGTTTCAATAAACTAATGAATAGCAGCCAAACACTAAGCGATGAATACAATAGGACTATTGAAGGCCTAAAGGGTGCTGTAGACAATTTTTTCTATTCAATTGGTTCGGGGGACTGGACACCGTTTTTTAATGGATTGGATGAAACTATACGGAAGGCTCGTGAGGCTTACAATGCGATGGATCAGCTTGGAAATACAAAGATGTCGTACGGCTATTTTAATATGAAAAATCAGGCGGAGTTTCAAAAGCAAATAACAATACTAAAAGACAAAGATTCAACAGAAACCCAAAAAGATGAAGCCCAAAAGCGACTGGATGATGTTTTAAAGGATCAACGGGAAATTGTAGACCAACTCGGCAGACGATCTACGGAAGCGGTGCAGGCGCTTGTTGCTGCATCCACCGGAATAAGTGCGGCCGACGTATCAATGGTGAGTGTAGATCGAGTTTCCCGTTTCGATGTCAGCGCCATGGGGGACACCGAAAAGAAACAAGCAGAAAAAGAGTACCAATACTTTAAGAATGTGGAAGCCGCACTACGTAAGAAATATACAAAAGTGGAGACTGTAGAGACTGGGGCAGGTATGAATAGAAGCTGGTCAACGGTAAAGACGCTTGATTATGAATCTTATAATAAAGCCATGGCTCCCATGATAGCAAAATATCAAGATGCTATAGTATATAATGGTATGCTTGTTAAAGAGAGCGATGAATGGTTAAAGAAATTATATGGTATAAGATCAGAAGCATTTGCAGCCGAACAAGCCTATGAGTCAATGACAAAAACCGCAAATAGAGCATCGCAGGCAGGCGGGAAAGATTCAAAAGAAAACAAAGATGAAAAACCCTTAAAGGATACACTTGCATGGTATGATGCTGAGATATCCCGCCTTAATAAAAAACTGTCTAAAGAAACAACGATGCAGGCTCGTGCAACTGTTCAAGCTGCAATTAACGAACTCGAGAAGAAAAAGGTTAATATTAAAATAGTCGTTGAGCAGGAAGTTTTCAAAGGAAAATACGGTGACATGAAAGGTGGTTTACCTTCCATTAATCGTCCGGGTGATCAATTGGGACTAAAGCATAATGATACAGGTTTTAAATTGTCTAAATTCGAATCTCCTATCAAGAAAAAGGATATTGATTTAAATAAATTATATGCTGAATCCCTGGGTAGTATTGCAAATTCTTTCGGTTCAATGACTTCAATGTCCGAACAGTTTGGTAATGAAGGTGTATCTTTCATGTTTAATGCTATGGGTTCAATTTCTCAGATGATTGTACAACTTCAATCATTGGCAACCGCACAAGGGGTTGCAAGTGCTTTCGCTTTACCTTTCCCGGCAAACCTTGGAGCGATAGCGACGGTAATAGCGACGGTTACAAGCATTTTTGCAAGTCTTCCCAAATTTGAGACAGGCGGCGTTGTTCCCGGCATTTCGTTCGGAGGCGATAAGGTATTAGCCCGGGTCAATTCGGGCGAAATGATTTTGAACGGTTCACAGCAAGCGAACTTGTTTAAAATGCTCAATTCAAAGTTATATGCTGGATTGGATGTTAGCCAGCCAAATATTACGCCATCGGTAGGGCATCTTGCCGGGTTGATTGCACCATCTGAAAATAAAGTCCAGGTAGAGTTTGGAAAAGCCAGAGTAACCGGTCCGGATATTATACTTTCTGTAAATAACACATTAAAAAAACAAGGAAAGAAACCATTATGAATTATGGCACAATATATACACTCCCTTTTCGGTCACGGAAAGAAGATAGTTGCTTGGTAGAGATCCAGAAAGAGGACTATACGGGACAAGTTACCGAGTTGACAGGTAGTGGCGAAGCTCCTTTTTCCATTGAGATTGCAGATGATGATTTTCTTTATGTTCCTGTTCGTTTTTCAACGGCTACTATAAGAGTGGTTGGGACTGACTATTTACAAAGTCTTTACTCTACCGGATACAGGCAATATCGGGTAATATTTAAGCGTTCCGGGATAGTGACGTGGTGTGGCTTTATCAAGCCGGAGTTGTACACGCAAGATTATAGCGGTACTATATTCGAATTGGAACTTGAATGTATCAGCGCTATGTCCGTTTTGGAATATATAGATTATAAAATCAAAAACGAGGCGGAAAAAGGGTTTGTAACTTTGTGGGAATTATTAACCCGTTGTGTCTCTGAATCTCGAGGTTGTTATTCAAACGTATATATTCCACATGTTTACGCAAAGGATAAATCGGATTATACGGCTTGGACAAATGTTCTGCAGGAAATGACGATAAGTGAACAGAACTTCTTTGATGAAGACGACAAGCCAATGAAATTAAAAGAGGTGCTTGAAGAAATATGCAAGTTCCTCAATTGGACTTGTATAGATTGGAAGGGCGACCTTTACTTCGTAGATGTAGATCATGCAGGTGATTACTATAAGTATACATTGGACTTTTCCGCATATACAACTGTGAGAGGATTTGCTATCAGCGTTCAGAAAGTGGACTTTAGCGGCGATAATCATACGCTCGATATTTTGGGAGGTTATAACAAAGTAACTGTGAAAGACAGTAATTATCCGGTTGAGAATTTATTGCCTGATGAGGATTTCAAGAAAGATAAAAAGCTCTTGTCCAGATTAAATAGCCGCCTCGATAGAAGGTGTTACCGGAAGTTTCTTTACCCCAAGAATTGGGATATGTTCTTATACAATGAAGGGAAGGTTATTACAAATAAGGATTTAGAGCTCTACGCCTATGGCGCTCACGAATTCGAAGGCGGAATCTTGGAAAGGTATTGTAACTATAAAATAGAGGATGGCAAACCGGATATATCCGACTATTCGTTTACCGATGTAATTCAAATCAAATGGCCTAAAGAGAGATACGGCAACGATGTGCCCAACGAAGGCGGAGGGAAAGTTATGACAATAAAGGGTGCGGCGG